GGAATGAAGTTCTATCAAGAGTCGGGTCAATGCCCGGTTCAAAAGTAAAACCTCAAAAGACTACACATTTCTAATGCCTGCTAGAAAAAAGAAAACTTCCAATCAAGTTGGGGTAGGTATGACTGCCAAGCAACTCAAAAGAAAAAAACCTTATAACTCTGATATGATGATTCCGATCGAGGCATTGACCGAGAATCAAAAAAAATTATTTGCATCACTCGAAGAGGGAAAGAATGTATATACATATGGAGTAGCAGGAACTGGTAAGACTTTTGTTATTTTATATCATGCTCTCAAACAAGTCCTTGATCCTATAACACCATACAATAGAGTTGTTATAGTAAGATCACTTGTATCCACAAGGGAAATTGGTTTCTTACCCGGTGATCATGATGATAAGGCAGCACTATATCAAATACCATATAAGAATATGGTCAAGTATATGTTTGAGTTACCTACAGACAGTGATTTTGAAATGTTGTGGGGTAATCTCAAGACACAGGAGAGTGTGAAGTTTTGGTCAACTAGTTTTGTCAGAGGCACAACACTCGATGATTGTATTATGATAGTTGATGAATGTCAGAACTTGAATTTTCATGAGTTAGATAGTATAATAACAAGAGTAGGAGAGAACTGTAAGATCCACTTCTGTGGTGACGCTGCACAAACCGACCTCGTAAAAACAAATGAGAAAAATGGTATCCTTGACTTTATGAAAATACTTTCAGCAATGCCTGAATTTGATTCTATTGAATTTGGTATTGAAGATATAGTAAGATCAGGATTAGTCAAGAGTTATATCCTCAACAAACTTGCAATGAGTATTGATGTTTAATCATGTAGAGTGTGATCTTCCTGCACTATCAAGGAAGACTATCGATGGTGTTCGATACTATTCGGTTGATGATAGACCGATGGTATCCATCACTTCTGTTACATCATATTGGAATCGAGAGATTTTTAAAAACTGGAGAGCAAGAGTCGGTGAGGAGGAAGCAAACAGAATCACCAAGAGAGCAACTAATCGTGGTACAAAAACTCATGAATTGATCGAACACTTCTTACTTAATAAAGAGGTTGTACTAGACAATCCTAGCACCAAGATGTTATTCACTCAAGCAAAAAAAGAATTGAAAAATATAGATAACATCTATGCATTAGAGAAATCTTTATTCAGTAGAGAGTTAGGAGTAGCAGGAACAGTTGACTGTATTGCAGAATACAAAGGAGAACTTGCAATCATTGACTTCAAAACTGCAGAGAAACCTAAACCTGTTGATTGGATTGAGAATTATTTTGTACAAGCAGCAGCATATGCCTGTATGTTTTATGAAATTACAGATATTCCCGTCAAGAAACTTGTCATTCTTATGACATGTACTAACGGAGAGGTGAAAGTTTACGAAGAGTATGATAAAATGAAATATATGAAAAAACTTGTCCAGTACATCCAATTATTTGTCGAGGAGAAACTAAATGAAATCCAAAAATGAAGTCAAAGAGATTCTCAAAAAGAACTTCCTTTGTTCAGAGAAGTTTGCCATGGAGATAGAGAAACTTGTCAAGGAAAATGAGTCGATGAATTATATTGAAGCAATCTGTCACTACTGTGAGGAGAACAGTATAGAGATTGATAACGTCAGTAAACTCATATCTAAACCATTGAAAGAAAAGTTGAAGTGTAATGCCATAAATCTTAACTATCTAAAAAGAACTTCTAAAGCAAAATTCTCTATCTAAAATGAGTGTATTCTGCTCGTATCCTTGGAAACAATTGTTTAGTGATTCTTATGGTGTTTATATGCCATGTTGTATGGCAACTGTTGATCATCCTCATAATGGATGTTGGCACGATACTAAATCAGATTTTCCTGCACCAAAAGTGAGTGAAGTTTCACCATCTGAATATTTTTTCTCAGATCATATGCAACAATTAAGATCTGATATGAAGAGTGGTAAAACAACACCTCTAATTGAAAAAGTTTGTGCAAATTGTATCAACGAAGAGAAAGAAGGTAGAAAAGGTATGAGAGATCCTCTAGCGAGAGTGCCAAGAGGTAGAGTTATAGAAGTTAAGTTGAGATTATTTGGTAACGCATGCAATCTATCATGTTACATGTGTAGGATAAAAGATTCAAGTTCAAGAATAAAACAGACCGAAAAATTAATGGAAATAGATCCTGAGTTTGGTGAGATGCTTGAGTATGATAAGTTACTCGATGAAATGAAATATGGTGGTATGAATTATAATGTTACAGAAGATATAAAAAAATTAGCACCAAGAATTCAAAATATAAACATCATCGGTGGCGAACCATTTATCATGCCTAAACATTATGAAGTCTTGAATGCCCTTATAGAAATTGATCAGGCAAAATATATTGTTCTAAAGTATCATACAAATCTTACAAAATTAGAGTGGGAGGGAAATCATATTTTTGATTATATAAAAAAATTTAAGAGTTGTCTTATAAATTGGTCATTAGAAGCGTTGGGAGAGCGAAATGATTATATAAGGTTTGGATCTAATTGGGAATCAAACTTAGAAAATTACTATAAGATAAAAAAATATGCTAGAGTTTGGGGAAACTTATGTGCCTCATCTTTATCAATTTTATCTCTTCATAAAACTGAAGAGTGGATGAAAAATGAGGGTCTTTCTTATGTAATTTCCAATATTCAAGAACCTAGACCATGTAGGATTGATTCACTTCACCCAAAAATAAGAGAACGACTTCTACCCATGTACAGAAATACAGAATTAGAGAGTGCTTTATCAGCAAAAATAGAAAATTGGGAAGAGAGATGGGAGGAGTTGTTGAAATATCTGAGAGCACTTGACGAAGTAAACAAAACAGACTACACTAAGGTATTCCCAGAACTTGTAATATAATTATGAAAATTGGTATTGTTGGGCATGGTCAGGTTGGACAAGCAGTAGCAAAATTATATTCTGAAACTGATACTACAAAGACTTGGTTTAGTTTTGATAAGATTCTCATCTATGATCCATATCAAGGTATGATGGATGATATATCTGACGTAGATATATTGAATGTTTGTATACCATACACTAAAGATTTTGTATCAGTGGTGAGTGATTTACCAACTGCAAATTGGTATACAGTCATACACTCTACTGTTCCTGTAGGAACAACAGAAAAATTTGGACATAAATTTTTACATTCACCTGTAAGAGGAGTGCATCCAAATCTATATGAAGGTTTGAAAACCTTTGTAAAATTTATCGGTGGTGATGAACAACTTGCTCAAGCATACTCAGGACATCTAAAAACTTTAGGAATAGAAACTCATATATGTAAGGATGCTAAGACAACTGAACTATCAAAGTTAGCAGACACTACCTACTATGGATTGTGTATTGCATTTACGTCTGACATGAAAAAATTATGTGATGAATATGATTTAGATTTCATGGAGGTAATGACAAAATATAATAATACATACAATGAAGGTTATAAAAAATTAGGAAAACCTAATGTGGTTAGACCTGTTTTATATCCCACTGATAAAATAGGTGGACATTGTATCATACCTAACGCTAAATTATTACCAAGAACAAAATTAATAGATGGATTATTAGATTATGAGTGATTTTACACTTCAAGAGTATAGAAAAATAATCAAACACCACAAGCACAGGGTATGTGATTTCTATGATTCTCTAAAAAGAGATCAATGGACAGTGCTTAGACATGATGTGGAGTTTATTCCTTACAGAGCATTTGAATTAGCAAAGATTGAAAAGTTCTATGGTGTATCTGCAAGTTATGTCTTTCAAGTGAGATCAAATGCATACAATATATTCTCTGCTCGTAATAAACATCTAATAAAAAATCTTAGAATACTTGGTGCAAAGATAGGATTACATGTATACGTAGGTGACGTGTGGGATTGGAGATCATTAGAAAAAGAAATACAATCGCAAAGAAGAATTTTTGAAGATGGACTTGAGATGCATTGTGACAGATTTAGTTTTCATAGACCACCACCTTGGGTATTAGAAAATAGAACAGATTTTATTGGTGGCATGTTGAACATGTATGGACCTAGTTTTTTTGAATATGATTCAGCACCAACTAATATAAAATATATTGCCGACAGTAGACATCAATGGAATTATGGTGATCCTTATATCA